TAATTTATTGTATACATTAATTAAATGCTGAAATAAATTTTTATCATGATGAGGTATTAAATTAATTTTATTTTTAACAAGATAGTTAATACTATTTATATATTTATTCATTTAATAGACTTGCTTTTTCTTTTTGACTTTCATCTAATGTTTTGTCATTTTTTTCTAGTTTTTTTATAGTAGTTTTATTTGGTTTCCATTCTTCTTTATTAACTACATCACCGCCTCTTTTAGGTTTTGTTTGAAATATTACAATATAATTACCATTATAAGGTTTTAACTTCTCTTTCCACCAATCCGGATCCTTAACAGTGTAATGTGCATTTTTACCATTAGTTAAAATCTGTTTAGCAGCATAACAAGTAATAGTTAAAAATACTTTGTTACTATAAGTAAATATATCTTTTAACACTTCATCCACTTTATCTTCTTGAACATGTTCCATAACATCAATACATAAAACTAAATCATATTGACCAGTTGGTTTATTTGAAAATTGTGCAACCGCTGGATCATATGGAGTTATGTTTATACTCATTGGAGATCCTGGAACCTTTCTATTATTAAATAAAATAGAATGAAATTTTGCTTTACCAAAACCATAATCTAATATGGTTTTAATATTATTCTCTTTTATTAAATTAAAAATTTGATGTTTATATTCTGCTAATGCTTCACCAATCCAATTGTCTTGGTTTGCAGCGTGAAATTTAGTTGCTTCTAATAATGACTCATACATGTTTATTATTTCTTTAGGTCTATAAAATTTGCCATGACATATCTTGTACCACAATTTTCATTAAATTGTAAAGATGAATGAAAATTGTTTGCATCAAAAATAATTGCTCTGTTTTCTTTAAATCCAACATGCGTATTCAATTGATATTCATGTCCTATGAGGTCGTAAAATCCAGTTCCATTATTAACAAGATAATTTCCTTTTAAATAAATTAAACAATTTAAATTATTTTCATCTGAATGAGGAGTTGCTAATTTTTGTTTAGTGCTTAAAAAATAATATGATTTAATATTTTTTATGTTAAAAGATAAATTATTTAATTTTTTAATAACTTCTTCAACTGCAAAATGCTTTAAATGTAACTTTACGTCAAAATATATTTTTTGATAAAGATCTTTTTCTTCTTCACTTACTGTAACACTTCTATTAGTAAAATTTAAATTTGAAATATCCTTTTTTATTAAATCTAAAATAGATTGTTCAAAAAAGTTATCAATGATTATTATACGATCATTTATTTCTGAATTCATATATAATTTATATATTTATTTTATATTTAAAAGTTAAAACCATTCTTAAATCATTTACGTCTCTTCTAACATCTCTTGCACAATGTTCAATGTTGCCATCAAATATAACAATTCTACCTGGTTTTGGTATGATGCTTTTTATAATTTCTTGATTATTAAAAAATACAGTTTCTCCTGAAAATTTCAAGTCCCAATTATTATTTAAATAATACATAAGGGTAATGCCGCCTTTTAAATCGTTTAAATAATCTTTATGAGGTTCATGTACGGTACCAAAAGGATTTGCACTAGCATAAACTCTTTCAAATTTTAATAAATCAAATAGATTTAAATTATTTAAAATGTTTTCTGTATTGTATTTTAAATTTTTTTCTATTTTACTTTTAAAATTTAAATCATATTTAAACTTTCTCCATTTATTTACATCAGTGCCAGAACCAGTAAAATTCCAAGGTACCTTATCTCTAAAATAAAAATAATTTTCTAAAATATTTTGATTATCAAGATATCCGTCTATAACTTGTATATAAGTTTGATCTAATTGATTTGCTAATGATATTATTTTTAATTCTTTATTTTGGTATCTATTTTGATTAAATAAATAAACTAAATTTTCGGCTTTATTTCCAATTAAATTTTTGATTATATTTCTATCTCTTTCTACTACAGTTTTAAAAATTTCATTACCATATATTGAATGAAATAAACCTGCAAAACATATATCTTCATTGCATTGCCAATATCTAAGTTTATCATATACACCTACTAAGTGTTGAAAAAAACTTTTACCATTATGTGGTATATTTTGAGTTTTTTTAGATATTAAATAATTGATAGACCTAATATATTTATTCATATATAATTTTTATCTTTATATTCTTTGTAATGTTTATAACATAATTCACTAAAATTAGTCAATTGTAGAACTTCTTTATAAGTATTGACTTTATAGGCATCAATTCCATCATAACCCATTTCTTTTGCTACTTTAAATCTATAATGACCACAGTGTATTTCTTTATCTTTAAATACGGCAGGAAATAACAATCCATCCTCTTTCATATACTTACGAACAGTCTCTAAATGCTGCTGATCCCACTCCATTTTATCTTGTAATGAGTCAAAATCTATGTATGATAGACGTTCGGGAAACCAGATTATTCTCGCTTTCATTATATTCATAAGTATTATATAGTAGGTTATATGCTACAAAAACTAAATTTCAAGCCCGGTTTTAACAAGATGGTCACGGATTCCGGAGGCGAGTCTCAATGGGTCGATGGTGATTTTGTTCGATTTCGATATGGACTACCTGAAAAAATAGGTGGCTGGAATCAGCTTACTATTGAATCTAAAACTTTACCAGGTGTAGCCAGAGCGCAGCATGCATGGACATCTTTAGCCGGTGAAAAATATACCGCAATCGGTACCTCACAAGGTTTGTTTTTATATTATGGCGAAGACTTTTATGACATCACACCTTTAGACACAGCAATCACTGGAGCTGACTTTGATGCAACAACCGGTTCACCAACAGTCACGGTAAACAAAAATGCTCATGGATTACAAGATGGACGATATGTAACCTTTTCTAGTGTTACAGTTCCAACTGGATCAGGATATGCTACATCTGATTTTGAAGATAATACTTTTGAAGTATTAAACTCAACTACAAATACTTTTGAAATTACAATGCCATCTAATTCAGCAGGCACAACTTCTGGGACAGGAGCTGCAGAAATTGATCCATATGTAGTTGTTGGTCCAACATTTCAATCTGCAGGTTATGGATGGGGAACCTATTTATTTGGTGAAGAAGCATGGGGCACGGAGCGTTCAACAAGTAACGTGGTCCTGGATCCAGGCTTCTGGAGTTTAGATAACTTCGGTCAAATATTAGTTGCAACTATTCACAATGGTAGAACATTTACTTGGGATGCAGGAGCAACAACGCCAAGAGGAAATAGAGCAACCGTTATGACCGGTGCACCCACTGCATCAAGATTAACTCAAGTATCCGATAGAGATAGACACGTATTTCATTTTGGAACAGAAACAACTATTGGTGATCCATCAACACAAGATCCAATGTTTATAAGATTTTCAAATCAAGAAGACTTTAATACGTATGCTCCAACTGCAACAAATACTGCAGGAACATTTAGAGTGGATAAAGGTAATGAAATTGTAGGAGCAGTATCCGGTAAAGATTATACTTTAGTATTAACGGATAGCTCTGCTTATGTAATTCAATTCGTTGGTCCACCATTTACATTTAGTGTTAAACAAGTTGGTACAAACTGTGGATTGATTGGCCAGCATGCACTGACGTATTCTAACGGTGTTGTTTTTTGGATGTCCGGTGAAGGTGGATTTTTTATGTACGATGGTACCGTTAAAGCAATACCTTGTTTAGTTGAAGACTTTGTATTTACAACTACAGGAGATAATTTAGGAATTAATTATGATGCAGGTCAGATTGTTTATGCAGAACATAGTACTTTGTATAATGAAGTAAATTGGTTTTATGCAAAATCAGGATCTGATCAAATTGATAGATGTGTAACTTATAACTACGGAGAAAACTGTTGGACTACATCATCACTTGCTAGAACTAGTTATGTAGATACAGGTGTATTTGATTTACCATATGCAACAGAATACAATGCAACAGCTGTACCTAATTTTCCAATACAAGGAATTACTGCAAGATTTGGAGCATCAACTTATTATGCTCATGAAACAGGAACCGATCAAATCAATTCATCTGGTACAACTTCTATTGATGCATTTATACAATCAGGAGACTTCGATATATCCGCTAGACGTAGTGCTTTAGGAGGTACAACTGGTCTTGCTGATCTTAGAGGAGATGGTGAGTTTATTATGTCTATGAGTAGATTTATACCAGACTTTAAGGTATTGACCGGTAATTCAAAAGTGACATTACTACTGAATAACTATCCAACGGATACGGCATCAAGCTCACCTCTTGGCCCCTTTACAATTACAAGTTCTACTGATAAAGTAGATACTCGAGCAAGAGGAAGACTTCTTGCAATCAAAATTGAAAACGACGCTGTGGGTGAAACTTGGCGTTACGGAACATTAAGAGTAGATATAAAACCAGACGGTAGACGATAATGAGTATCTTAGACGCATTTAATAGAAATTATCAATCTTATACAGATCAAGTTTATGGTCCTGGAGGTTATTATACCACTTCTCCAAGTAGAATGGATTATAACATAGATGCAAATAGAGCAGCAACAGAATTAATGAGTAATACGCTTCAACAAGGTTTAGGATCATTTGGAAAACCTGCAGCCGCAATTGCAGAACTTGCAGCGCCTGCACTTGCTTTTGGTGCAAGTCCATTTCATGATATTGTACAAGCAGCACAAAGAGCAAAACAAAATTATGACATGCCAACTGGTTATGGTAGAATTTATGACTACATGGAAACTCCTGTTGGTCCTACTATGAGTGAATTTGCAAAAGCAGTTGCTGCAGAACAAATACCTTCAACAATGATTCAAAGAGCAATGGGAGCTGCAGTTCCTTTAAGTAATAGAATACGAACAGGTTTAGATTTAATAGGTAATTTTGGTTTTGGAACTCCTGCTGCGGCTAGTAAAGATTTTTTAGGAACTAGTACTCCTACTGAAATTTCAATTCCAGAAGCCCCAAAAGTTTTTTCACCAACCCAAGATTTTAATTTTTTACCTTCTGCTTATGAAGATGAAACTTTAGGTGAAGATGTAGGAAGCACTAAATCAAAATTTGGTATTGAAAATTTACTTGAAAAAGCACTTGGATTTGCAGTGCCTGGACTTTCTTTTTTACAAAACATAGCTGGTGGGGGTCAACCTTATCAACAATTTACACCGGGTGGAACAATTAGAAATGGAATATATAGTATTGATGGTGTTAATGTACCAGTTAGTTCTTTTGGTGGTGACTTCTATAATCCAAACACAGGTTTAAATAGATTTGATCGAGCAGCAGAGAGATTTAAAAGAACAGGTAGTATGGCTGATTTATTTGCTTCAAGTAGAACTGGAAAAGAATTTTTTCAAAAACTAAGAGACAAAAAAGCTAGAGAAGAAGCTGCAAGAAGAGGTGAGATAAAACAATTACAACAAGAAATAGATCAAGGTAGTGATAGATTTTCACCTAGTAAAGAAGCTTTTTCTGGATATGGAACTTCTGCGCAAAGAGGAGCAGCTATACATGGCTAGAATAACTTCATACATACCAGAACCAAAAGAAGAATATGATGTTGAAAACCAAAGACAAATTCTTCGTGCAGTGGATACAATTAAAACTGAATTAAATTTTTCATACCAAGAAGATTTACGAAAAGAACTAGAAAGATTCACTTGGTATAATATGAGGTTTGGTTGCTAACATGCCTTGCAACAATGTTAATGTAGAACCAACAGTAATTGGTGGTGGAGATGGCTCTACTGCTTATGATGCATTTGGTAGATTAAGAGTTTCTAATCCACTTACTATATTTGATTCAACAAACGTATTATCTAAAAATAATTTATTTGATGAAGATTTAACTGGATCAGGAACAGTTACTTATACTGCTAATAAATCTACAGTTAATTTAAATGTAACCACAGCTAGTGGTGATAAAGTTATTAGACAATCTAAAAGAGTAATGAGTTATCAACCTGGTAAGTCATTATTAAATTTAAATACATTTGTAATGAATGCTCAAGAAGAAAACCTAGAACAACGTATTGGAATGTTTGATACAAATAACGGAATATTTTTTGAAGACACAGGAACAGGTTATCAAATAGTAAGACGTACTTATACATCAGGTTCACCTGTTGAAGAAGAAGTAGCTCAAGCCTCATGGAATGGAGATAACTTATTAGGCTCTGGTCCAAGTGGATATACATTAGACCCAACTAAAGCAAGTATTATGTTTACTGATTATGAATGGTTAGGTATGGGAGCCGTTAGAGTTGGTTTTGTAATTGATGGTAAATTTATTGTTGCTCACACATTTTTAAATGCAAACAATCTATCTACAGTTTATATGCAATCTGCTAACTTACCTATTCGATATGAGATAGAAACAACAGGCACTATATCTGGTGCAGCGGTATTACAACAAGTGTGTTCAACAACTATGATTGAAGGTGGATATGCGCCATCTGGAATACAACAAATGATTGGTACAGCTTCATTAGGAGGAGTTAATTTAACTACAGCTGGAACTTTTTATAATTTAGCTACAATTAGTTTACAATCATCTAGACCTTATGCAGTTGTGGTATCTCAAGGCTTTGATGCATCTGCAGTATCTAACTCTGATTTTGAAGTACAACTAAGACTAAATGCAACACCATCTACAGCATTTTCATATACAACTTATTCAGATAATGTTAAATATGATTTAACAGGAACAACCACAATCACTGGAGGAACTATTATTGGTAAAGCTTATCTTTCAGGTAAAGCATCTAATTCTATTCAGTTTGGTGATGGATTTAATTTTGATTACCAATTAGGACAGACAATTAGTGGTACTTCTGATACATTAACTTTATGTGCCAAAGGTGCATCAAATGGTGACGACGTTGTTGGCAATTTAAAATGGGTTGATTTAACATAATGGCAAACTTTTATAAAAACGCATTCTATGATCCTAGCACTACAAATGCTACGACAGTATATACTTGTCCAAGTAATGCTAATGCGATTATACAAAATGTACAAATGACTAATGAATCTGGATCTAAAACATTCAAAGTTCATATCACAGATAATTCCGCATCTACTAGTTACCAAGTAGTGTATGCATCGGTCTCTGGGCCTACAATATGTAATGTAGCAAAAGGACCATTAATACTAGAAGAAAGCGACTCGATTGCTCTTGAATCTTCTACAACATCTGCTATAAGTGCAACACTATCAATACTTGAAATTAGTAGAGAGGATCAGAATGGATAAAGACATACCAAAGATTGAATGTACAACTATAACAACCTATAGAAATACGAAGACAGGAGAAGTATCAAAAGAAAAAATAGAAGGGCCTGACATTGTAGAAGATGTCACTGTGCAAGTTACCAATAAAGGTCTACAAGTATTTCAGAAAGTGATGAATCAAAAAAATGA